CGAACAAAGGTTCTCTACCCACAAGTATCAGTCGCGAAAAAATGGCAGGTGCTCGGCCCTGTATGCCGCCATGAGAAAACATGGAGATGAGAAATTCAGCGTTGAACTTCTTGAGGTCTGCAGCTCTTTCGAGAACATGAACGAAAGAGAAAGGCATTGGATCAAGGAGCTAAACACAATGTCGCCCAATGGGTACAACCTTACTGACGGCGGTGACGCCGGAGTTTTGGTTCCTGAATCCATGGAGAAAGTTCGAGCAAAACTGATTGGACGCCAGATCCATGAGAAAACTCGTCAAGCCGTGATTGACTCGTGGACAGATCCAGAGTCAAGAGCTATTAGGCTTGAGAAAATCAAAGAAGCAATGAACCGGCCAGAAGTTCGAGAGCAGACGGGAGCCAGGCAGCGAGGTGTAAAGAAGTCAGCAAGCCATGTTGCATCACTAAGAAAAGCAAAAGCTGTCAAGGTGATGTGCGTCAACACAGGCGAGGTGTTTGATGCAATGATTGATGCGGTTCAATGGGTGAGAAGTCTTGGTGTTTACGCAAAAGCAAACCATGCAAAAATTATCAGGGCTTGCACCAGTGAATCATACACAGCATACGGCTACAGGTGGAAAAGATGCGGCTAACAACTGATCAGGTGGCGGATTGCAAGGCTGATCTGCTGAAGTTTACAAGAACCATGTTTCGCGCCAGAAAAGGCGCAGACATGCGAGACAACAAGCATCAGGAAATCATATGCTCGGCGCTTGAGCGGGTAGTGATAGGCAAAACGAAGCGACTTATTATCAATGTCCCGCCGAGATCAGGTAAAACAGAAATGGCGGTAATCAACTTCATGGCGTGGGCGACTGGAGTAAGCCCATCGTCTGAGTGGATTCACGCAAGCTACTCAAAGCGCATAGCCACAAACAACGCATACCAAGTGCGAGAGCTGATCAGACACGAAGCCTACAAAAAGATTTTCCCAGGAATAACGATCAAGGAAGATAGCTCGGCAAAAGACGAATTCAGAACCGAGCAAGGAGGCATAATTTACGCAACAGGAGCTGACGGCTCGATTACTGGCCGTGGTGCTGGCGGTATGCAAGCCGGATTTTTCGGCGCTATCGTCATTGACGACCCGCACAAGGCCGGCGAGGCTTCGAGCGATACCATGCGGCAAAACGTGATCGACTGGTTCAGCACGACGATGGAGAGTCGCAAGAACAGCCCGGATACTCCGATCATCCTGATCATGCAGCGACTGCATGAAAACGATCTGTCTGGATATCTGCTGCGAGGCGGAAACGGCGAGACGTGGGAGCATTTGAACATTCCAGCCATCACGGATGATGGCGAATCGTTCTGGCCGGTGCAGTTCCCGCTGTCTGACCTGCGCCGCCTGGAGGCCGCTGATTCGTATCGGTTTGCCGGCCAGTACATGCAGCAGCCAGCCCCGACCGCTGGCGGCGTCATCAAGCCCGACATGATTCAAGTCGTTGATGCCATTCCGGCCAACGTCGCCGAGTGGTGCAGGGGATGGGACTTGGCTTCTACACTGGGCGGCGACTTCACGGCTGGCGTCAAGGTCGCCAGACTGCATGATGGACGCTACCTGATCGCCGACGTGGTTCGCGACCGGCTAGAAAGCCACCAGCGCGACGCCATGATCAAGGCGACTGCAATGAGGGATGGAAAGCAGATTAAGCAGTCCATCCCGCAAGATCCAGGGCAGGCCGGAAAGTCTCAAGTTCTGGCCTTCGCTCAGTTGCTGGCCGGCCACAATGCGCATTTCAGCCCAGAGACCGGCGACAAAGTGACGAGGGCAACACCACTCGCCAGCCAGATCAACGCGGGCAACGTGATCATGCTGCGCGCACCGTGGAATCAACCATTCATGGATGAAGGCCGCATGTTCCCCAATGGTTCATTTGATGACCAGATAGACGCCGCCAGTCGCGCTTTTAACGGCCTGCTGCGCCCGTCATCCGGCCTGTTTACCTGACTCCCTACCATCCCCACCATGGACCTGATCACCAACACCTACGACCTGCAGCGCGCCCGCGAGGCGCTGGCAGGCTTCGGCTCGCTCGACGCCAAGCGCCCGACTGCCTGGGCGCAGTATGGCTACTCCGTCAACCCGACGTTCGCAGACATGCTGCAGGCCTACGAGCGCCACCCTGCCGCTCATGGCGCGGTGCATCGCCTGCTTGACAAGTGCTGGCAGGAGTTGCCGCGCATCAAGAACCCAGCCAGCGACGAGGTGACGCCGTGGGAGCAGCGGTTAAACGCTATCCTGCGCAGCACCCAGGCATGGGCCAAGCTGCGCGACCTGGACCGCAGAAACATGGTCGGGCGCTATGCCGCCATCATCTACCGCGTGGCTGATGGCAAGAGCCTGCGCGAACCGCTGGAGCGCGCAAGTCGCCTCGTTGACCTAGTGCCGCTGTACGAGGATCAGTTGCGCGTGACGATGTGGGACAGCGACACGACCAGCGCCACCTATGGCCTGCCGCTCATGTACCAGTACCAGAGCAGGCGCGTGACCACTGGCGACAACCAGGGCCAGCCTATCGAATGGGCGGACGTGCATCCCAGCCGGGTGCAGATCCTGGCCGAAGGAAGCGTGGGCGACATGTTCGATGGCGTCCCCATGCTTCGCGCCGGGTTCAACTCGCTGGTGGATTTGGAGAAGATAAGCGGGGGCAGTGCCGAGAGCTACCTGAAGAACAGCGCCCGCACACTCGTTTTCCAGTATGACCGTGACACCGCTGTGCAGGCCATCGGCGAGAACGGCGAGCGCGTGAGCGTCAGGCAGGCTCACGAGGAGCAGGCCCGCGCGCTGAACCGCAACCAGGACGCCAGCATCGTGATGCAGGGCGGCACGGCTTCGACGCTGCAGACCGCGACGCATGATCCGAAGCCGTCTTTTGAGGTGGCGGCGAACCTTTTCAGCGCATCGGTGCGCATCCCTTTCGTTATCCTCTTTGGTCAGCAGACCGGACGACTGGCATCAGACGAGGACAAAGCGGACTTCGCCGCGCGCGCCAAGTCCCGCCAGACCAACGAACTGACGCCCATGCTGGAGCAGTTCGTCAAGCGCATGCAGGCCGCAGGCATCATCGAGGCTGGCGAGTTTGAGGTGGAATGGCCGGACGTGGCCGCACCCAGCGAGAGTGAGAAGGTCGAGCTCCTCAAAGCCTACACCACAGCCATGCGCGAGGCCTTCGCCGCTGGCGTGCAGGGTCTTTTTGAGGCCGACGAGTTGCGACGGGTTGTAGGATTCGAGCCGCTGCAAAATGATGGGATTCCGACTGAGGGCGACGCACAAAACGACGCTTGACCGTGTAGAATGAAGTCTCCGGGCTAGGCTTGCTACCGAACGGCGGACTAGTTCACCGCTTGCCCGGAGCTACTTTTTTGAACTGCCTTTGAACAAGGATGAGATATGACACAGGAAGAAATCATCAAGCTGGCGCACACCGCTGGCTTTAACTGGCCTGACATTCAAGCAACAACCATTGAGCAACGACTTGAACGCTTTGCGTCCCTGGTTGCTGCTACTGAGCGCGAAAAATTCACCAATACACAAGAATTTGTAACGCTGCCGCGCGAAGTGGTGGAGCAGGCGCTGGAGGCTTTGGAAGAAGCAGATTTGCTGATGGAACATCGACAGAACATCGAACTTCGTCGCTCTGCATTGGTTGCACTCCGCGCAGCACTGGAGCAGCCGCAAGAGTCACCCTACGGGGAATGCGACGAGTGCGGCACGGAATACTCTTTCGACCCGACAGACGGTGGAAGCATCTGCGTAGCGTGTCTGAAGGAGAGGCTGGAGCAGTCGCAAGGCGAGCAGGCGCCAGTTGCTTGGTTGTGGGTAAATAAGCAGACAGGTGCAAAAGGTGTTTGCTTTGAAATCCCTACTGCATTCCACCCGGATTATCTATGGCGGCATCTCTACACCCACCCGCAGCCAGCGCAGAAGCCGCTCACCGATGATCAGGTATTGAAAGCTGTACGCCATCTTTACCAGTCCGACCTCCCTGTTGGAATGGGTTTTTCTGACGATCTGGATGTGGCCCGCGCCATCGAAGCCGCCCACAACATCAAATGACACACAGCCCCTTCGGGGGCTTTTTGCTATGCCTAACCCCATCATCCCAGGCTCAAATCAAGACCGCACCGGCACCCTGTCAATCCTTCGCCGTGCCGTGCGCGAGATCAACCGCAGATGGGCTGGGCTGCAAGCCGATGTGCTGGCGGCGTTCGAGTCCATCCCGGCCTATGCGATCAATGCAGGTGAGACCGTCGATCTGTACCGCTATGGCCTGACACCCGATCAAATGGCGCGCCTGTCTGCCGAGCTGCAGTCCGCTGTCGAGCGATGGATAGCGGATGGGCGCGACCCTGCAAACCTGTTCTGGTGGTCGCAGTACGTCAGCGAGACCGCCCAGCTTGGCACCGCTCAGTCAGTCGCCAATCTGTCTAGCCTGTCTCCGGCCTACGCCGCTGCGCGGTCTATCGAAATGGTGATCTACTCCGAGCCCTACGTGCAGCGCTTGGCCCTGGCGCAGTTCAAGAGCTATGAGCACTGGACCGGCCTTGCCGCTGCTCAGAAGTCCGAGCTGGCGCAGGTGATCGGCCGCGCGGTGACGGATGGCAAGAGTCCGCGCGCCATCGCCGACGAGATCAAGAATCGACTGGGCGTGAGTCTGAGCAAGGCGAAATCTTATGCGCAAACGGACATTACAGACACGCTCAGGCAAGCCAGATGGGCCGAGTCTGAGCAGGCGCAGCAGGACTTCGGTATCAAGATCGGGCTGCTTTGGACTTCGGCGCTGTTGCCTACGACGAGGCCGTGGCATGCATCACGCCATGGCCGGATCTACACGGCCACCCAGGTCAAAGAGTTCTACGGCCAGCGAGGCAATGTTTTTTCTTGTCACTGCTCAACCACGGAGGCACTACTAGACACCGACGGCAAGCCCATCCTGACGCCCAAGCTACGCGCCAAGATGGCCGGTGAAAAGATCAAGTGGGACGCTGAGAATCCGCAGTAGGTGCGGTATACTGGCATCCGATGATCAGCGCGAGAGGCAGGTCTTAGCCGCCTGCTGCAATGTGGGGTTCCGCTTTGTGACATGCCATGGTGCTTTATCCAGACTGGCGCTGATCATCACTATCACGCATGCGGATTGTGAAGCCATGGACTGCTGATCGTCTCTGTGGTACTTCATTCAGTCAGTCCGCAGCCGTGATGGTTACAAGCCAAGCTACAGATCGGTTCGCCGGTTGACGTTTTGCGCCATCAACATCAAGCCCTGACCACAAATCAGGGCTTTTTTGTGCGCGCCTGCTTTCTCCCTAGCATTGGCCGCATGACCTCAAAACGTGTTCATATCCTAAGCGCGGTAAACGCATCCAGCGTAAGCAAGGACGGCAGTACCTACACAATCCGCGATGTCGTCGGCGCTGTCGATGATATCGTGATGAATAGCCGACTCTACCCTGCTGACCAGCTCAAAGCCGCAGCCGCGACGCTTGAAGGTAAGCCCGCTCCGGCAGGCCACCCCAAGAACTCGGCAGGCCAGGCCATCAGCGCGCTAAACGGAGAAGCGCTGGCAAGCGCTTGGATCGGCAGCTATGTGCGCAATGCCCGCCACGAAGCAGGCCGCACCATTGCTGACGTGGTGGTCAACGAAGCCCAGGCCCGCGCACACCCGGACGGCGCAAGGCTTATCGAACGGCTGGATGCAGCCATTGCAGGCAACAACGCCGATCCAATCCATGTCAGCACCGGCTTGATGATGGACCCCATCATTGCCAATGGCGAGTCGCGCGGAAAAAAGTACAGCTCTATCGTCACCAACATCAGGTACGACCATTTGGCGATTCTGCTGAATGAGCAAGGCGCGGCGACTCCTGATCAGGGTGTAGGGATGTTCCTCAATTCGGCAGGCGAGGCCGAGCAAGTCGAGGAGGTGATTATCAACACCGAACCCGAAGACCTGCGCACCCGTGGCTTGTTGGGCTGGATCAAGCGGCTGATCGGCAATGAATCCGAAATGTCGTTTGATGACATCGCCAACAAGCTGCGCGAATCGCTGCCGCAAAACTCCTGGCTGCGCGAGGTCTATTCCAAGCGCGTGATCTACGTCACCGAAGCGCCTGGCCGGGATGCTGCGTATTTCCAGCAGGACTACGCCATTGATTCCGCGGGCTCCGTATCATTACTGGGAAGCCCCGTTGAAGTCACTCGGCGGGTCGAGTACAAACCCGTCGAAACGAATGAAAGGACCGACGCAGTGAAGCAACACATTCTCGCCGCGCTCAACGCCGCTGGCATCCAAACCGAGAGCATGGACGAGTCCGCGCTGCTGTCGGCCTACAACGCGCTGATCACCAAGCCGCAAGCTGACGCACTGACCGCTGCAAACGCCAAGATCGCACAGATCGAAGCCAATGCACAAGCCACCGAAGCCGCCGAGCTGGACAAGCTGTCCGCTCAGATGGCCGTCAACAGCGCCCTGACCGCCGATGACCTGAAAGCCCTGGGCCTGAAGCGCCTGCGCGAGATCAAGTCCGCAGCAAAAGATGCTGGCGGTTATGCCGCGCCCATTTTGGCCGCCAACAGTGCAACCAAACCCGCCAGCGAGTTCGCCGGCTACTCGATCAACTCTCATCTGGAGGCCTAAATCATGGCAAACCGCATTTTCCGAGGCTCGGCTGAAAAGACTGTTTCGAGCAAGACCGTTGCCGGTGCTTACCTGCCCGGCACCTTCGTGACCGAGGGCGCTTCGACCCTGACCCAAGCGACCGCACCGGCTGGCCTGCTGCGCGTGCTGGCAAACCGTGACTGGTACAGCGACGGCGGCCTCACCGCCTCCGATCCGCTGCTGGCCGCCTACGCCTCTGGCGACACCGCCGACGCCTACGCCATCGAGCCGGGCTACGTCTTCCAGGTTGCCGCTGCAGCTGCGACCTACACCTTCGGCCAGGAGCTGACCATTGGTGCCGGTGGCCGCGTGACCGCTGCAGCCTCGACCAACCTCGTGATCGGCTTCGCTCGCACCGCTGGTGCCAAGTCGGCCGGCGACCTGATTGATGTCGAAATCGCAAACTTCTACGTCAAGGCCTAACGCCTGACAACCTGGAGCAAACAACATGCTGAAATTCACCCCCGAGCAAGAGCTGGCCGTCAACTCGGCCCGCGAAGCCTTCAACCAGACCATGACCGCTGTTGCGGCTCAGAACTCGCTGATCGGAAACGCATCCCCCATTCCGCTCGACGCCTGGCGCCGTGTGGACCAGCGCGGCGCGATGATCCAGCGCGATGTGCTGGCCGTGTTCAACCGCCTGGCCGCATCGAACCAGACCCCGGTCGGTGTGGGCGATATCGTCAACTTCTACCCGCAGATCAGCGACTCGGGCGAAGTCCATGTCTCGATGGACGGCCGCTCCGAGGGGCTGGCTGATCAAGCGAACGTCAAGTATGTCGGCACCCCGGTGCCGGTATTCGACAGCTATGCCCGCATGGGTTGGCGTCAGATGGAGACCATCCGCAAATCTGGCGGCGGTCTCGACATCGACACCATCGCCAACCATCAGCGCAAGGTCGCCGAGAAGCTGGAAGATGTCGCACTGAACGGCATGCCGAACATCGTCGTTGGTGGCAATACCATCTACGGCCTGCGCACCTTCCCGCAACGCTCAACCGATACCACCGGCCTGGTGCTGAAGTCCTCGACCGGCGCTCAGTGGCTGGCTGCGATGGAAAAGCTGATCAATGCCCTGATTGGCGACAACGCATTCGGTCGCGTCACCGTCTTCCTGAACTACGGTGACTACGTGTACGCCAGCATTAACGAGTTCACCGCTGGCTACCCGAAGACCATCCTGCAGCGCCTGCAGGAAATCGGCCAGATCGCCGAAATCGTCCCGGCTCCGAAGGTCCCGGCAAACGAAGTGATCGGCATCGCTGGCCTGGCGACTGGTGAGTGGGGTTCTATCCTGCAAGCCATGCCGCTGGTGACCCGTCCGAAGGCTCGCAGCAACCCGGAAGACGACTACGTGTTCGGCGTTCTGGCCATGGCTGCCCCGCAGTTCCGCGCGGACTACGAAGGCCGCTCGCAGATCGCCCATCTGACGCAAGCCTGATCATGAAGCTGACCATTACGCACCTGAAGGCTCCCTGGCCCACCGGCGCTGTGGTCGGCGACGTGATCGAACTCGCCAGCGTGCCCACATGGGCCGTTGGCAAGTGCGCACCCGCTGACGATGGCGCAACCGTGACTGTCGGCGCGGTGCAAGCTGCGCCAGCAGCGCAAGTAGTGCAAGCAAAGCAAGAGCCTAGCATTGATGACTTGCGCGAGCAGGCCAAGGCGTTTGGCATCAAAGTCGATGGCCGTTGGTCGGCTGACCGGATGGCTGCTGAGATCCAGAAGGCACAAGGCTAAGGCATGAAATCAATCTCTATCCAGTGGCACGACTCGCCGCAGTCCGTCCATCGCGCCATGTGGGAGCCTGTCGCGGCAAGCGAAGGCACCGCCTACGATGACATGATGGCGGATTCTGTCGGCGTCGCAACGTCCGCTGACGGGGTTGATTTTGAGCTGTCCCATGCTGACGAGTTGGCCGCGCTAGAGGCTCAAGGCTGCTGGGCATTTGTCGACACCGAAGTGGGCGTCATCCATGCATGGGTGGCGCCTGACGCGCCTCGTTCGCGCGTGGTGCATATGTTCGCGCATGAGATTGGGCACATGGTGGGCACCCCGCTAGATGACGACATTTCCGAGGAAATGCGCGCCGAGGAATTCGGGCGCGTCGCCGCTATGGCGTTCGATATGATGATGTCGATTCAGCAACAACACGAGGCCTTAAAATGATCACCAGCGCACAGGCGACCCAGTACCTCGACCAGATGCTGGGAGTCGGTGCGCCCGGTTTTCTTGTGGACGCCGCCGTCTCTGACGTGGCGACCTACGAGGCCGCGCTGACCGCAGCAGGCTACACGACCTCGACCATTGTGCGCATCGAATGCATGGCCGTCGCCATCCTGGTGGCTGCAGGCGACCCCAAGCGCACCAGCTCGCAAGGCGCTGCATCGGGCGCGTCTCGCTCATTCCGATTCAAGGATGGCGACCTGTCGGCCCTACGCCGCTCGCTGGCTTCGCTGGATACGTCCGGCGTGGTCGCTGATCTGGTCGGCACTGATCCTGCCGCGTCTGCTTTCATGATGGTGGTGTGACAAATGGCAATGCCTTACAAATTCATGACGGCGGGCGAGTCCGAGGTACTGCCCGTCAACGGCGGGCCGTACTTCACCGAGGAAATGTCAGCGGACTGGGCCTATGGCGCGGTCTACGTCGAATTCTTCTCTGACGCTGCCGGGACGGTCCCCGCGACCCCCACCGCTGGCGATGTGATTGCCGAGGCTTCGCCGATGGGAACGCTGTTCATGGCATCTGGCAACGTCTCAAAAATCCTGGCAGTCAATGCAGGAAGCCCGCCGATGTATGAGCCGCCTGTTTTTGAGGGCTGCGCCATCAAAGGCCGTCTGACATTCTCCGGCGTCACTGGTGCTGCTACCTGCCGCGCCATCTTCTGGAGGTCTTGAGCCATGTACCCGAGTCACGCACAGCGCGCGGACATTCAGAGCTTCGCGCGCATCTATCCAGAAGGCGTATCGCTTGTCACGCCGGGCAGGCCCAGCCTGAAATCGGTCGCCATTCAGAACCGCGACAACAAGACGATCTATTTCTGGCACGGCCGCATGCCATCCGGCACCACGGGCCAAGGCCCGTACCTGCCGGTCGATCCGGTGCAATGGACCGCGCAAGAAAAAGCGGACGCCGCCGCAATGATGCTGGTCTATGGCGAGGCCATCGCAGCCGGTGCGACCTACGAGCCCCGCGTGGCGCAAACGTCCGCGCTCTATAGCTATGTGACGGTCGGCACCGCCGTCGCTCACGTCAAGGCGGGCAACTGATATGAGCGCATCATCAAGATGGAGCTACACGTCAACAGCCACCCACTGGGTGCAATCCGGGTTCGATGATTGGACCGGGGTTAAGACCTGGGCAGCGCCGGTCGCGTTCGCCTGCGACTACAAAGCCGAGGCCAAGACGATGACCGACGCCACGGGGCAGGAGTTCGTCTCGCGCCAGGTGCTCTATACCGAGCGCAGCACGATCCAGCCGGGCGACATGGTGTTGATTGGCTCTCATGCTGGCGCTGATCCAGTCATTGCAGGAGCCGCCGAGGTGCGCAGCGTGACGCGCTACGCTGACACGTTCGACCTCGTGGCTGATGATTACATGATCGCCACCTGACATGGCTACCCGGCGCACCAGCAACCGCCTGCCTCAGTTCCTGGCGGCTGTAGAGCAGAAGGCAGCGCGCGGCGTCACGCAAGCCCTGATACTTGGTGCGTCCGAGGCTAGCGTGATGACGCCGATTGATACCTCGACGCTTTTGAATAGCCAGTTCCGCAACGTGACGAAAGATGGCTCCAAGATCGTCGGGACAGTGGGCTACACGGCGGAGTATGCCCGCTACGTGCATGACCCTAACGTCAAGCAGAAGTTCAGGCGCTCGACAGCTGAGAAAGAGTTCCTTCGCAAGGGCTTCGAGGAGGCCGAGCCGAATATCCGGGCCGTCATCACTGGCGCAATCAAGACGTGAAAAAGCCCGCTGATGCGGGCTTTGTTGTTTCATATTACATCAGGCATTCGATGAAGGCTTGCGCGGCTTTCGCGTTGATCGCGTTTCCGTAGGCGCGCAGGCGCACCACTCGGGCGGTAGCCCCATCAACCAACGGGAATGATCCGGGTTCAACTGGCCGCCACTTTCCATCCCGGCATCCGAGCCAATCAGCATCTCGCCAGAAACCGTTAGTCGGGCCGGACCCACCAATGCCACGATCTGTCCCAGCGGCTTGCCCGTGTCCCAAGGCCTGGCTTCCTTTACCCCTCGACTGGCGTCCGTCACTGTCGTGGTCGGCCAGCCCGCCAAGGTCGCCACTCCAGGCACGCAAGACAGCTTGCCCCGCTCCATTTCGCGCATCGCGCCCTCGGCTGTCCGGCTGTTCTTTTCCCCGTCCACGGCCCGCGGTGTCGGCCACCCAGTAAAGCCGGTCTCGGATGTGCGGCGCACCGACGCCCGCAGACGGGAACGGAACCGCCCCGAAGGCGTAGCCCAGGGCTTCCATGTCAGTGTGTACAAGGTCGATCCAAGGATCGCTGTCTTTGCTCGCAACCTGCTCTCCAATGACGACTGCAGGATTGCACTTGCGGATGAGGTGATGGAAGGCTGGCCACAGGTGCCGCTCGTCATCAAACCCAGCTCCTTTGCCTGCCGCGCTGAAAGGTTGGCACGGACAGGAACCAGTCCAAACAGGTCGCTCGTCTGCCCATCCTGCGGATCGCAGGGCATGGGACCATACGCCAACGCCGGCGAAAAAGTGGCATTGCGTGAAGCCGCGCAGGTCGCTGGGGTATACATCTTCGATGCTTCGCTCATCAACGTATCCTGGCGCGATATGGCTGGCTTCGATGAGGTTTCGCAGCCACTGAGCGGCTGCTGGGTCGATTTCGTTGTAGTAGGCGTGGTTTGCCACATGAGCTTCCTTGTGAACGTGGAAAGTGAAATGAAGGAGCCGGGAAAGCAGTTTCACTGTCTGCTGTTCGGGGATCAGCCTATCCCGGCCCATGTATTTTACCACGCATCTCGCTTTACCGCATCTCCCTAGCATAGCCCGTATGAGCATAGCCGCCGACGCCATCCGCAACCTAATCACCCCCCTCCTGACCGGCTGGCGCGTCCAGTTTGGTCGGTGGATCGACGGTGCGCCTACTGACCGTTTCGCCGTCATCCGCCCTGCTGGCGGTGTTCCTGCCTCGCTGGTGCGCCGCCCGCAGTTCACCCTCGTTCTGATCGGCGCAGTAGGCGACTCGTCGGCCATCCCGGACGGCAAAGCGCACCAGATTATCGAGGCCATGCGCGCGAGCAGCGGCTCCATCGTCACTATGAGTCCGGGCGAGCCGGTGTTTTTCTCGACTGATGACGGCCGCCCGGTCATCGAAATCGCCATTTCGACCATCACCATCTAAGGAGCCACCATGAGTGCATATGACGGCAAGAATGCCATTGTCAGTTTTTCGATTCAGCCTGAAACCGCCACGGCTGGCACCCTCGTCTGGACCACGCTGGGCATGATGCGCACCAAGAGTCTGGGCGGCACTTGGGAGACCGCCAGCTCGACCGCTGACAGCACCGCTGACAGCGCCAGCACCGTGATCGCCACGCGCCGCAGCTTCTCGTTCAGCGGCGACGGCGTGAGCTATGACGACGCGGCGTACAACCAGCGCATCCTGAAGAACCATTTCTTCAACCCTGGCACCATCACGCAAAACCAACCGAAGGCCTGGTTCAAGCTGGCCTATCCGAGCGGCGAGTCCTTCATTGGCCCGTTCATGATCACGTCCTGGTCGGACGAAAGCCCTGAAGCTGACGTGCAAACGTGGTCTATCGAGGCGACCAGCAACGGCAACGTGGTCTACGACGACGGCGTGGCCTAAATGCTGATCGAGTGCGGATTCGTCCGAGCTGTAGCACCTGATGGCAGTGAATACACGTTCACGCCATCGCTGGCGCGCATCGCCACGCTTGGCAATCCGCACGAGATAGTCGGGTTGTACGCAGCCCTACACGGCCAACACGCCGAGCGCGAGGCGGGCTACATCCTAGCTTGTCTGTGCGACCAGGATGACCCGACGCCGCTGATCGGATGGATCTACAGCGACGGGCTGCGCCGTCCCGGCACCATGCCTGCGTCTGAGCAGGTGGTGATTGCCAGGCACCTGATGCACCACGGCATCGTCGGCAAAGCCAAGCCAAGCAAGGGTGGCGGGCAATACTCGGACCGCTTCGACGCTGCCGAGTACATCGCTGCCGCGCGGGTTCATTTGGGCCTGTCCAGTGGTGACGCCGAGGCGCTGAGCATGACCGAGTTTCAAATGATGCTCGCCATGAAATATCCCGAGTCGCAGGAAAAGCAGATCCCGAGCCGGGACGAATACCGCAAGGCCATGCAGGCGGCACAAATGAAGGAGCAGCGCAATGGCTGAGAAGGTAGGGGAAATCTATTACGAGGTGACGCTTGACACCTCGAAAGCCCTTGAGCAGCAAAGGGAGCTCGCCCGCCAGCTTGGCGAGATGCCATCAACGCTCACGCAATCGGCGCAAGCGGCAAAGAGCTATGCTACCGCAACCGAGGTGGCGGCAAAAGCGGCGACAGAGGCGGCGCAGGCCATGCAGTCTGAGGCAAAAGCCGCATTGGAAGCTGCAAAATCAGCCCAGGAAAAAGCGCAAGCGGCAATATCTGATGCACAAGCCACGCAAGCGCAAGCGCAGGCGACAAAGCAATCAAGCGCCGAGCAGAGGTCGGCGGCATCCAGTACGGCAGAAGCCACAAAAGCAACGCAGCAGTCCACCAAGGCTACGCGCGAACACGCTGCAGCAACCGATGGGGCGGCGAAATCATCTGGCGAGCTGAAGCAGGCAACCCGTCAGCTTCCGGCACAGTTCACCGACATTTTCACGAGTATTCAGGCTGGGCAAGACCCGCTGACCGTCTTGATCCAGCAGGGCGGACAGCTTAAGGACCAGTTCGGCGGCGTGGGTGCGGCAACGCGCGCCATGGGTGGTTACATCCTGGGTCTAATCAACCCGCTGACAGTGGCGGCAGCGGCTGTTGCCACGTTTGTGTATGGCCTAGTTGCTGGGCAAAAAGAGGCGCAAAACCTCAATTCCGCTCTGATCATGACCGGCCAGCAGTCTGGCGTGACGACTGATCAGCTATCCACCATGGCGGCATCCATGGACGACATGGCGGGGGTGACGCAAGCCAAGGCCACCGAGGCGCTGCTGACATTCATCAATGCCGGCATTCGCGGCGAGGAGTCTCTGGGAAAGTTTACCGCTGCCGCTATCCAGCTCGAAAAGGCCGGCGGCGCATCGGTCGAGGAGACCGCCAAGAAGTTCAAGGAGCTAGAGCGCGAGCCATTCAAGGCGGCGGTCAAGCTGGACGAGGCAATCAATTTCCTTGACCAGTCCACCAAGCAGCACATCAAAACGCTTGAAGAGCAGGGCCGCATGACTGATGCGGCGCGCGTGGCGCAGGAGGCATATGCTGACGCCATCGCAAACCGCATCCCGAAAATCACGGAAAATCTAGGGTTGATTGAGCGTGCCTGGCGCGGCATTGTCAGCACAGCTAAAGAGGCCGGCGACGCCCTATTGAGCATTGGTCGCACCGACACCAACACCAGCAAGCTTGATGAGCTGCAAAAGAAGCTGGCATCGTTTGAGCAAAAGTACCCCAACGCGCCGACTGATTCTGTCATGGGTCGGGCAAAGGAGCGCGTCAAGCTAGAGATTCAAGGGCTTGAGCAGCAGATGAAGGCCGGCGCCGACATGGCGGCCCAGCAGGCCACAGAGGCCAGCAAGAAGCGCGCACGCGACAAAGCCGACGCTGATGCAGCCAAGTACCTGACAGATCAACAGAAGCTGCAATTGCAGATTGCTAAGGAGCTTGGCACGCTGCGCGAGGCTGGCGCATCTCCGTCTGAGTTGAAGGCGCGCGAGGCTGCGATTCGTGCGGACTTTGCCAAGAAACAACCGAAGGGCGAGAAGCCTTTTGACTCTTCTGGATACATGTCCGGCTTGTCGCAGAAGGCGGCGAGCGAATGGGATCGAGTCGGCATCATTGAGGCTGAGGCTCTGCGCCAGCACAAGGAATTGCTGACCAAGGGTAAGCTGACGCAAGCCGAGTACGAGGACGGTAGATCATTGATCATGCAGGCCGGCGCATTGTCTCGACAGAAGATTCAGCAAGATGGCCTCGACAAGCTGATACAGGACATCCTGACAGAGGAGCGAATCACCGACGAGGCTGCGGCGCGCAAACGCCAAAAAGCCGAGCAAGCAGCCAAGGCCGAGCAAGCCGCGCGCCAACTGATCGCCGACGCCGCTGGTGATCCGGTCGAGAAGATTAGGCTTGAGGAAGAAGCCAAGCTGGCAGCGCAGCAGGCGGCGTATGACCAGCAGTTGATCAGCTTAGAGACTTTCGAGCAAGCCAAGGCCGCTATCATCGCCAAGTCGGCAGCGGATCAGCAAGCGATTCAAGACGCCAACAACGTCATGTCAGTGCAGCTCATGGGCAAGATGACTGATGACGTGCTAGGCATTTTGCAGAAGTCAGGCAAGGAGCGAACTGCTCTGGGCAAGGCGCTGTTCTTGGCGACAAAAGCGCTTGCAGTGGCCGAGATCATCATGAACACGGAGGTTGCAGCCACGAAGGCAGGCGCCCAGCTTGGGGTGTTTGGCATCCCAATGGCGACCATGATCCGCGCCCAAGGCTACGCCAGCGCGGGTTTGGTGGCAGGAATGGCTGTCGCCGATGTGGCTGGCCGAGCCTATGGCGGCCCCGTGAGCGCAGACAGCCTCTACCGCGTCAACGAGCGCGGCGCGCCTGAGATGTACACGGCCAGCAACGGAAAGCAATACATGCTTCCGACTGCAAACGGCAACGTGACAGCCGCCAACAAGATCGGAGGCGCCACTGACGTGCAGTGGAACATCGTGATCAACAACACGGCGACAGGAACGATGGCAAGCGCATCGGTTGATCAGCAGTCTCGGACGGTGCAAATCGCCGTCACTGAAGTGGCCCAGCAGATCAGCAACAACAGCGGGCCGGTCTGGTCGGCTATGCGGGGATCGACGAATATCCGGTCGGCGCTGTGATGAAAAAAGCCCGCATGTAGCGGGCTTTGTTGTTGGTGATGCGTAGTTTGACTACAGCGCAATGATGGCCAGGAATATCAGCCATCCCAGCCATCTTTCCCGTTTGCCGCGAGGTATGTGGCGGCGATAATTGAAAGGATGGTGACTGCGGCCCTGATGTATTCTTGATTCATTTCATGACCCTGGTGTTGGTTTACTTAGTGTACAGCGGAATCAGGTTATCAGTCACGCAAAAACCCTCGTCAACGGCATCCTGGGTCCATGTGTCGCCGTTCTCGGGGTCATACAAGAGGTATGGGGTGGGGTCGGGTTGCTCCATCGCAGCGCGAAGCGCATCACGCGCAGCGTCAAATTGATGCACCCTTGACTGTTTCATGTCAAGCAAGCGCGAGTCGGTCGCCATGTCATCCATCGCATCCATGACCTCTTGCAGGACCGCAGTGGAAATGATGGTTATTATGGTTTTCATGGTTTTCAATCAACACAATTACCGTTTTCGTCAACTTCGAAGTAACCCCAATCGGCTTGCTGGAAGGCAACATCGCGCATAGCTTCGTCACGCTCTTCCTCGGTCATACCATCCCACACAGCTTCTTCGATTCCAAGCTCCTCTAGGGAGGTCGTGGTTTCGTACTTGCTGTGGATGTTGGCCCCGCTGTCGTTAAAAACTTTGAATCTGCGACTCATTTTGTGTGCTCCAAAAGAAAAACCGCCACGCCATGCAGGTACGAGCTGCACAGTGTGGCGGTAGGCCGTTGGGCTTTGATGTGTAAACGTCTCGTACACGTAACACCAAAGCCTGAGCGCAAGTATACACGCACCACGCCAGCCATGCAAGGGCGTGAGTTCAATTCACACCCCTCCCTAGCATAGCCACCATGCCAGAAGCCTACCCGCTCCACCTACGCACGATCCAGCAGGCGTCAAAGTCCCGCAGCCAGCCTGCAGCGTTCCGCATGGCCGAGCCACGCCGGGGGTATGGCTATGCACAGGCAGTCGGCACCGACACTCCGATTTTCTGGGATGTGCAGTTCAGGTTCACGACCGCCGAGGCGGCAGCGTTCCAGCTCTGGTTCACGCAGAAGATCGCGCGCGGGGTCGATGAGTTCACTCTCCCGATCCGCACCGAGTTCGGGCTGGTGACGCACACATGCAGATTCTTGCCTGACAGCCTGCTGAATACCAGCGAGGACGGGCTTACATGGGTCTACAGCGCACAGATCATGGCGCGGGCGCAGGTCATACCAACCAGCTACAGCGACGCGGCTGATTTGATTCTGGCGCTGCCAGATTGGCCGCAGTGGGCTGGGCTGCTAGATGAAACCGTCACGCAGGAGCTGCCGACATAATGGACAAGGCTCAATTCTGGGCAACAAAATCGCCGCTGGCCGAGTACCACGCGATCACGTTCACGCACCCGGCGTTCGACGCGCCGTTTCGACTGGTGGCGAATCAGTTCGCGCCCGTCACGCTCGGCGGCTTCGTGCATACGCCAGCGCCAATGAGCATCAAAGCGCCGGACCAGAAGTCCGACACGCAGGCGCGGCTGACGATGAGTTTCCCACGTCAGGTGGTGGGGCGCGAGTTCAAGCGGCAGTTGCGTCTGATCCAGTCCAGCGGATCGCGTGAGCCTATCGCCGTGACCTATGCGATCTACCTGGGCGACACGGCAGCGCCTGAAATGACGTGGAGCCTCTACGCCGCCGAGGCTGGTGGGGTTCAGTTCTCGACCGACGCTGTGCAGGTGGTGGCGACGGATGACAATCCGATGAGGCGTCAGGTCGGCGTGATCTATGACCCGGCAACGTTTACGGGGCTGGAGCTGATCTGATGACCCAATCGGACTTCATCACGCGCGCCATTGGCATCCCCTGGGTGCGCTGGCGCAGTGACTGGGATGCCGCGGACTGCTACGGCCTGATCGTGCTGTACTTCCGCGAGGTGCTGGGCGTAGAGCTTGATGGAAGGCCGGCTACCGACGATGGTGTGACACTGGATTTTCCTCCAGGGTGGAATAGCTGGAGCGAATGCGGCCCAGAGCATGAAGCGGCCTGCTTTGTCGGGTGGAAATCTGGTTCTCCCCATCATTGCGGCGTCATCGTCGCTGGCGGCGGCATGGTGCTGCATTCTGACGGCACAGAAAGCAGGCCAGGGAATGTGCGCCTAACCAGACTATCCACCATGCAGCGCATGTATTCAGACATTCGATTCTATAAATACACCAAATGCTAACCATTCTCAACGATCCGGCTGGCATCACTGGACGCCAGCACTTCGAGCTTGATCCATCTATCAGTCTGCAAGCCAATATCGGGCGGCACCTGCATGGTGGTGCTGATTGCGAGCTGAGAATCAATGGCGAGACGGTTGATCCGCTTACCGATCCGCGCATGGATGCACCACCGAGCTTGCTGGATAACGTGGTGGCAGTGCGCAGGCCAGGAACTGGCGTTGAGATTTCAACATGGGTGATCCTAGCGATTGTCAGCGCAGCAGCGGCATACGTCCTCATGCCGCAGATGCCGAACCTTGGCGGTGCGACTAGCAAGGACAGCCCGAACAATAGGCTGACCGGGCAAAGCAACATTGCGCGCTCCTACCAGGCCATCCCTGATGTGTACGGCTATCGCCGGGTGTGGCCGGACCTGATCCAGCCATCGGTGGTTGAGTACGTCGATCACGTCAAGTACGTTACCGAGTGGCTGTGCGTCTCTCGCGGCAAGGGTACCATTGCTGACGTGCAGTACGCCGAGACGCCAATTGATGACATTGACGGGGCGAGCTATGAGGTGTTCGAGCCGGTGCCGTCTGGCGGTTATCCAGAGTTCGGCGCTACCACGATTCTCAACGTGGATGAAGTTTTCGCCAGCGATGAGGTCAACGGGCAGGAACTCACGCCGGTGGAGTCGTTCGCTACGCTGACCAAGACCGGAGCGTTCACGGCGGTCACTGCCGCTACACAGTTCACGGTGACGATACCGGATGGCGCTGATCTTGATCAGCTCAAGTCGCTGGTTCCGAGTGGCACAGC